TCAATCAGTACCGCGTGGACCTGCTCGCAGACGCGGTGTACGCCGCAGTTCACGAATACGGGCTGGACAAACAACCGATCACAGAACGACAGCGGGCGTTCTTTTGGTGGATGTACACTGAGGTCGAGCCGGAAAACGAGATGTGGAAATGGCTCGCGCTCAGTGAGACGTACACGATCCCGGCGCGCCCGTATATGCGCCCGGCGATAGACGAAACAAAAGATCAGGCGCTGCGCGATGCGGCGTGGGCATTGCGGCACACGATCGCCAAGGCAGTGCGATAGAAAAGACAGGAGGCGGCAATGACCGCAACAGCAGCGGCAACGCTGAAAGCTAGATTCCAAGAGTATGACCGCAAGGAGTTTGTGGACGACCTTGTGGATACGATTATCAACCCGCAGGATGCGATGACCGTGGCCAGTACGCTCGCGGTGCAGGGGCATCTCACGATGTCCAACACCAAGAACATCCTGCCAGCTACGGCAGGCGGATCGACGTTGGGCAGCACGAGCGCCGAGTGGGGCAGCGTGTACCTGTCCGATAGCAAGGGTGTCTACTTTGGCGCGGATCAGGACGCGAGCGTCGTCCACGACGGTACCAAGGGGATCGACGTGAGCGTGGCAGACAATGACTCTGCGGCGCTCGACATCAAGCAGGGCACCAACAGCTACATCAAAGTCGTCACGACCAACAACGGTGAGAGCGTGGACATCGGGAAACCGCTGGCCCCACAGTTGGGCATCGACCGCAGCGCGTACACCGAGTTCTGGGACGACTTTTTGCTCTACCAGGCCGGATTTACCGAGGCCGACAAGCCGTGGATTCTGAACAGCGGCTCAAACAGCACCGCCGTGGACCCGGCGATCAACGCGCAGGAGAATGGCGTGATACAACTGGTCACCGGCAACGCGGACGGCACGACCGCTGCGGACGGGAGCCAGATGGTCGGCGCGGTCCCGTTCCAGGCGGACAGCGGCGGGCTGGTGTTCGAGACGCGGCTGCACATCAACACCGCCGTGACCACCGTCAGCGTGTGCGCGGGCCTCACGGACGCAACCGGGCTTGAGGAGCCGTTCAATATGGCCTCGGGCAACGTGGGCACGGCGACGGCAACGGACGGGGTTGCGTTCCTGTTCGACACGGACGCGACGACCGACGGCTGGTTCGCGATGGCCGCAGATGGCGGCACGCTCGACACGGGCTATGGTACGTGCGCGGTCGCGCCCACAGCCAATACCTACCAGACGCTGCGGATCGAGGTCTCGGAGGGCGGCGGAACGTGCAACTTTTTCATCAACGGGTCTCTGGTCCGCACGCTTGCGGGCGGCGGCGTGAGCCCGGATGTGAATCTGTACCCGACGGTGATCGCGTGCGCGACCACGACCCAGAGCCGATCCGTTGACGTGGATTACGTGTACGTCGGAGCAAACAGGGGCTAGGCCGTGACGGTCCAACACTCGATCTATAGACGAGCGACGACGGGCGGGCACAGCGGACTCGCGGCGCTGATTGCGCGGCGATGCTACCCGCAACGCCTGCCCGCCGACGTGACGCTGCCGGCGATGACGTATAACGTCGTATCGTCTCCGCCGAGTGGATACCGAGACCACGACGGAGCGCCGGATCGGTGGCAGTTCCGCGTGCAGCTCGACGGGTACGCAGGCGACCCGGACGCGGCGGCTGCGCTGGGGAACCAGATGTTCGCGGCGTTCGAGGGGTGGAGCTCGGGGACGGCGGTCGGCTGGTGTTTCGTGACAAACAAGATCGAGGACTATGAACCGGCGCTGAACCGAAGCCGGGTGATCGTAGACGTGATCGTAGATCACAAAGTGTAGCGCCGCAATAGGCGTCGATATTGCGGCGCGTAATTCGGCGCTAAGGAAGCATCACCAGATGTACTTGGATTCGTCTATTGTGTTTGCTTCCGCAATGGCGCGGAGGCGGACTGAGAGATCAGAATCATTGTGTGCGTGATAGTGACAAACAGAGCAAATAGCGATTAGGTTGTGAGGATGATTGTTGGTCTTGTCGCCATCAATATGATGGACGTGCAGCTTATGCCCCCATCGTTTGCGGGTCTTTCCGCACGCTTGGCAAATCCAACGATCTCGATCTTTAACAAGTTTACAGAGCGATTTCCAGTTTTGGGCATAGTCCCAGTCGGCAATTCCGCCCTTCCAGGCAGGGTTGTTGGAACCAGCTACGGCACCAGAAAGACGCAGCGATTCGGCTTGAGAGCGACGTGGAATGTTAGCCAAATCCATAGCAAACCTCACACTGCGAGGGTGTACACCAAACTGTTCAGCTATATCAGACATTGTGCGTTTGCGTTCAATGTACTCTCGACGCAACCACTCTGGATCGTGGAACTTGCGCTTAGGACGGTAATGTCCTTTCACGTACTTGTTCCAGCCATTCTTGCGCTGATTCCAGGCAACAGAACGCCCACATCCACATTTGCACAATGGTGGCTGCTCTCCCTCTGGTGGCAAGTTCTTGACGGGCTTACAAGCCTTTCCGTGAGCGTGCGACTCCTTAGCAGATCGCATTTGGACACCACGCTTAAGCAGCCAGCGGCGGATTGTGTAATGCCTAACGTCAAATTGGCGGGCAATGATCGTAATACCTGTCCAAGTTCCATCTGGAGCAGGTGTAGTGTATAGACGGACAATTTCGTCTATGTCAGATTCACTCAGTTTTCGATTGGTTTCGCCTTTGGGCACGGTGCACCTCCTAGAGATAGTATATCACACTAATGCACCGTGGTCAAATAGCTGTCCTATATTGCAGGACAAAGGAGGTACGAAGTGCGCGTGATGTTTCATACAAACGCGCCGTATTAACACCCCTACGGGGTACGGCGGACAAGTTAAGCAATTGATTCCAAGAATGCAGGCGCTGGGGCACACGGTCAGCGTTGTAGCCAACTTTGGGCTATCTGGCTCGACGCTGAACTGGAACGGCGTCACGATCTACGGCCTGCGCGAGATGCAGCAGAATGCCGACGTGATCGGCGCATACGTGCGCGACTTTAACGCGGACGTGGTGATCTCGCTGTACGATGTGTGGGCGCTGCCGCCGGACTACAGGCAGCGAGTCGGAGCGCCGTGGGTGGCAATGGTGCCCGTGGACGGGGCACCGCTGAACCAGGCGACGATCGAACGGCTCAGATCGGCAGACTATGTGGTCAGTTATAGCCACTTTGGAGACGCCGAGCTGAAGAAAGCCGGGTTCGAGCCGCACTACTGCCCGCACGGGATGGACATCGAGACGTTCAAGCCGGGCGACAAGCAGCAGGCGCGGCAGACGCTGGGCTTTCCAGAAGATCGCTGGATCATCGTCACCGTGGCTGCGAACAAGGGCTACCCGGCGCGCAAAGGGTGGCCCGAGATGGCGCAGGCGTTCGCGCGCTTTAACAGGGAGCACCCGGAGAGCCTGTGGTACTGCCACACGACCAAGCGGCCCTATGGCAGCGGCGGCGAGGGCATCTTTTTCGACTCGCTGATCCAGGCATGCGGGATACCGCCGGGCGCGATGGCGTTCCCAGACCAGGGGGCGCTGGGCATCGGCGTACCGGATGCAGAGATCGCGCGCATCTACCAGGCAGCGGACGTGATGCTGCTGGCGAGTCTGGGCGAGGGGTTCGGCCTGCCGGTGCTCGAAGCGCAGTTGTGCGGGTGCCCGGTGATCGTGCAAAAGGCACACAGCACGGCAGAGTTGTGCCGGTACGGGCTGATGATCGATCCTTTACAAACGATGTGGCTGCCGCAGCTCAACTACTGGTGGGCGCTGCCGAGCGTGGAGCGGGTCGAGGACGCGCTGCACGCAATGTACAACGCGCCGGACGAGGTACACGAGACGGGACGCGAAGCGGCGGCAGGACTGGTGGACGAGTACGGCTACGATGCCGTTTTTGAGCGGTACTGGGTGCCATTTCTGGAACACGTGGAGGGGACGCTATGGTAAAGGTCGGATGGCTCCAACAACAGCTCAATATCCAAGGCGGCGCCGAGATGTCGTGCGGCACGCTGATCCAGGGCGCACCAGAGGACGTGGAGGTGGTCTACTGCCCGCCGAATAAACGGCCTCCGCAGGACATCGACGCATATGTGATCCAGAACTGCACGACCTACGGCGAGCAGTGGATTGAGGAACTGGTACGGCGGCCCGTAGTGCGGCACATACGCGATCCGTGGTACGCGGGCAGCTCTGTCCTGCGGCGCTGGCTGCTGGACAACGCGACGCGACTGATCTTTTCCAGCCCGGTGCAGGTCGAGGCGTTCGGGTACTACACAGAGCGCCCGATCACAATGATCCCTCCGCCGGTGGACCTGGAACGGTTCAAGGCGGCAGCCAAGCCAGCAGATGAGCGCAAGGGAAGCGTCTTTGTTGGCAGAGTAGACGTGTACAAAGGCGCGCATCGGGCGGTAGACTGGGCGCTGAGAACGGGCGAGCCGCTGGTGCTGATCGGCGAGCCAATGATGCCCTTTGGGCCGCTGCCACCGTTCATCCAACTGCTGGGCAAGGTGCCTTACGCGCAGATGCCCGAGATACTGGGCAACGCAAAGCGGTTCGTGTTTATGCCAGAGTGGCCCGAGGCGTTCGGGCGCGCGGTGGTCGAGGCGTGGGCGGCAGGCTGCGAATTGCAGCTCGACGGCAGGATCGGCGCGCAGTGGTGGATCAAAAATCATCCCGAGCGGCTGGGGCTAGAGCGCCCGGTGACGGAGTTCTGGGAGGCAGTGCGGGGGGTGCTATGAGCAGATGCATCACCGTTCTCTCTCTGCCTCGTTCGGGCAGTTCGTGCATCGCCGGGTGCCTGCATCGCCTCGGCGTGGATATGGGCGCCGGGCACCTACAGCACGCAGACAAGAACAATCCGCGCGGGTACTATGAGGACCAGCGATGGCAGCAGATCACCAAGGCGCTCGCGGGCCGGTACAATGGCGGGTACCAGATCAAGCGCGTGTGGGCACTGCCAGAGCGGCAAGCGCGAGAGTACGACAGTCTGGCCCAGACGTGCGCGCGGAAACCGCTGTGGGGAATGAAGGGGCCGGATATGGCCTTTACGTTCCAGTACGTTCACCCGATCGTCGCACGGTACGCAGAGGTGCGCGTGGTGCGGGTACAGCGAGAGCGCGAGGCCGTGATCCGCAGCCTGATGGCACACAGCAGGCGGGCATACGGCGGACGGGCGGTGCTGAACCGTCCACGGGCAACGCAACTGCTGGAGCAGTGGAGCGAGGCACTAGAGGCCGGGTTGAAGGCTTTTGGCGGGCCAATACTGGACGTGCGGTATGAGGATGTGATCGCGGACCCGGAGACGCAGATCGCACTTTTGCAGGGATACACAGTCCCGCCAGGTGGATCGGCGAACTATGCCGGGCAATGGCAAGACGCAGTAGGTTTTGTAGACTCAAAACTCCAACACCAAGGGAGGAACAAATGAACGAGTGTTTTTTGAGCATCCTCACGCGGACGTACAAGCGCCCGCAGCGACTAGAGGAATGCAAAACGTCGATCGCACAACTGGCGGATGACGATTACGAGCACGTCGTGGTAGTAGACGAAAAGGGCGTCGGGCACGATGGCGCGTATCAGTTGACGATCGACGCGGCGGACGCGGGGCGCGTACACGGACGCTACGTGTGGTACCTGGACGACGACGACCGGCTGGCCGACCCGCAGTTCGTCACGCGGCTCAAAGAGACGGCGGCGGAACACGACAACCCGCCGGTGATCGTGGTGCGCCACCAGAACACGAAGCGCATCTGGCCAGAGGACGAATACTGGGAGCAAGTGCCCTTTACGCGGCAGCACATCGGGATCGGGTGCCTGATCTTGCGCTTTGACGTGTGGCGCAAGTACGCGCCGCTGCTGACGACGCATCACTACGCGGGCGACTGGATGATGATCACGCAGATGGTAGCAGATGCGGTGCCGTTCGTGTGGCTGGATATGATCGGGACGCTGAAAGGTCCGGCGGGCGTGGGGCTGCCGGAGAGCAGGTTGGACGCGCGCGGGCTGCGGTTTGTCGATCCGCGAGGGCAGCAATGATCACCACCATCATCGGGCGCGGGCACTCTGGCACGAGCCTGCTGGCCCGAACGCTGCACGAGAGCGGCGTCTACATCGGCGACTGGCTCAACGCGACCTACGATCTAATGGGTTTCCGCGCGATGTACGAGGCGTGCAGGATCGCGGCGCAGTATGTGCGCTGGGAAGGCGGCCTGTCGTGGGACTGGAGCGGGATGATCGAGGGCGAGATACCGGATGCATTCACGCGCAAGGTAGAGACATACCTCGCGCCGGTGATGGGCAGCGACGCAGGGCACAAGGGCTGGAAACTGCCCGAGACGGTGCTCTGCCTGCCGTGGATCGTGCGGATGTACCCGGAGGTGCGCTACATCTATCTGATACGCGACCCGAGAGACGTGATCCTGAGACGGCACAAAGTGACAGACGACCTGGAAAACGTAGGCATCCAGTACCCACACACCGAGAACACGCGGCGGCGACGGGCGATCTCGTGGTGGTATCAGTACCTGATCGTGCAGGCGACGCCCAGGCCAGAGCACCGGATCGATGTGCGGTTCGAGGACTTGGTGCTACGACAGGACGAGACGCTGGCGCGGCTGGAAGCGTACCTGGGGATCGATCTGGCGCGCGTGCCGGTGCGAACCGAGTCCGTCGGACGATACAAGCGGGATACCGGGAGAACGGACTTTGACTTCTTCCGGCCCGCGTTGGTGGCGTATGGCTACGAGGGGGCAACGTGACCACGATTCTCATTCCGACACTGGACGAGGCGGCGGCCTGGATGACGGGCGAAACGGCGAAAGCACGCGCGGGGATCGACTGCGACGTGCTCATTGTCGAGGACTGGACGCGCAGCGGCTACACGCGCGCCGTCAATCGCGGGCTGGCGCTGATCGAGGCCAGCGACGCGCGCGACGACGACGTGTGCATTCTGGTGGACGACTGCGAGCCGTGCGAGGATTGGCTGAGGATGCTGCAAGAGGCGCTGCGAGAGCGGGCCGACTTGCCGGCCTGGTTCGCCGGTCCATCGGGGCCGTGCCGGACGCCACCACAAAACAGCGGGCGACCGGGGGACAAGCGGCGACCGTGCGTGGTGCCGCACCTGGCGGGATTCTGCCTCTACATCACACGAGAGGCTTTAGATAAATTGGGGGGGCTTGACGAGGCGTATACGCACTATGCCTCGGACGTGGACCTACAGAGACGAGCACAGCGCGACTATGGCGCAAAATCGGTATGGGTGCCGGGTGTATACGTTGACCACGGCCTCCATCCACCACATATGGAATGGTGGAGAAAGGATCAAGATTTGCTATATAGCAGATGGAGGTAACAGGTGACTCGCCACCCTTCTTTTGGCGCATCTTTGGGGGTTTCTTGGACCAACAACGGAACCTACACGGACATCGGCCAGGTCCGTGACATCACCGGACCAAACATCGAACGCGACGCGATTGTCGTGCCGCCCGATCACGATATGACCGGCGGAGACTACCAGCTCAAGTTCGCGGGCGTTCCGCGCGCGGGCCAGGTCAGTTTTTCGCTGAACTGGGATCCCAAGAGCACGATCCACTCGCAGAGCGCAAACGGCTTGCTGGAGTCGTTCGATGACTACTACAACGGCACGAGCCTGCCGGGCTGGCAGTACCAGAACCCGAACATGACCGGCGGTACGGCGACCTGGACGTTTCAGGGATTCGTGCAGGCGGCAACGCCCAATATGGGCGCGGTTCAGGGCTCGTTCGAGGCAGAACTGACGATCGAGATCAGCGGCAAGCCGACGCTGACCGTAACCTAGTAGCGGGACTCTTACCCGCAGGAGCATAGACGATGGGAAACTATTTGTCCCGCGAACAGATTTTGAGCGGTGGATTCCAGACGCGAGACGTGGAGGCGTTCGGCGGCGTGGTGCGCGTGCGTGAGATACCCGCCGACCTGATGCAGAAGCTGATCGCGTCTGGAATGATCCAGCAGAGCGAGGGGGAGACCCCGGATCGCGTGGACCTGTCCAAGGTCGATATGATCGAGATCGCGTCTCGCTGTATCGTGGACGGGGACGGCAAACCGATCTTTTCGGCGGGCGACGTGCGCGCGCTTGGGCAAACCGATTTTATGTCCATCCAGGCCGTCGCTACCACGGCAATGCAGATGCTCGCGCAACGGCGGACTGGCGAAAGTGCGGACCCAAACGCGGAATGAGGCCGGAGCGCCGTTTTGCGTTCCGGCTGGCCTACGCAACCGGCTGGGTGAATCCAGACGCGATGCTGGCGGCGATTCCGTGGCGTATCTGGCAAGAGTGGATACAGTACCACAACGAGGAGCCGTTCGGGCAACTGCCAATGCGGATCGGGTTCGCGGCGTCGGGCCTCGGCAACCTGCTGGGCCGGCAGAAAGGCAAACCGGCGTGGAAGGCAACCGACTTTATGCCGGACGTGGACTATGACCCACAGCGCCAGCAGGAGCACAAGCCGGGCAAGACGGCGGATCAGCAGGTGGGGCATATTATGTGGGTCAGCAAAATGATGGGATGGCCGGTGATCGACAAACGCGCAGACAAGCAGCGGGGAGAAAAGAGGCCGAAACGTGCCAGCGATTGATGTCGCAACGCTGCGTGCGATCCTCGTAGCGGATACGTCCCAATTCCAGAGCGAACTGAACAAGGCCAGCGGGCTTGGCCAAAAGTTCGGGGCATCCTTGCAGACGATCGGCAAGGCGGCGATCGGCGCGGGCCTGGCGGGGATCACAACTGCCATCGCGGGCGTGGGCTCGGTGATCCACAAGACGCTGCCGATGGCGCGCGATTTCGAGAGCGCAGTGGTGGGCCTGTCGATCGCGGGCAAGGA